CATTGACCCAGGGGTCAAGCCATTCGGGCAGCGAGTTTTGGTTCAACTCAGGCTAGCCCGTAAACGGACTAAAGGCGGTTTATACCTTCCGGAGGATACCCGAGATACCGAGCGCTGGAATGAGGCAGTCGCTCAACTGATTGCTACCGGACCTCTTGCCTTCAAGAAGCGCGACACGCTGCAGTCTTGGGGGGAGGGTGAATGGGCGCTGATTGGTGATTTCATCCGAGTTCCTAGGTGGGGAGGTGATCGGTGGGAAGTACCGATTCCTGGGAGTGATCCTGTAGAAACTGTGATGTTCGCAATGTTTAACGACTACGAGATCATCGGTCTTCTGACCGGGAATCCAGTAGACATGAAAGTGTACGTTTAAGCAGCGTACTGCTGCGGGAGACCTAAGTGGCAAAGAAAGAAGATGTAGAGAAGGATGAAGTAGAAGAGAAGGATGAAAAAGACCTCCCAGAAGGCGGAGAATCAGAAGTACCCGCCGGCGAAGGTGAAGCCGCTAGTCCTGGCGGTGAGGCTAGCCCTGCTGATGATGAGGATGCACCGCTAACAGATGATGAGCGGGAGATCCTACGTCAACACCGTCGCCAGGAGCGCAAGGAAACCAAGGCTCGCAAGCGCGAGGCTATTGCTCGTAAGGACCGCTATATCTCCCAGCTTGAGACCCAGGTACGGGAACTCGCTGGGCGGGTTGAGAGCGTAGAGACTAGAGCCACAGGACAAGACGTAGCAAGGTTAGATGCGGCGATTGAGGCTGCAGCTCAGGAGGCCGAACTCGCAAAGACGGCTCGGTCTGAGGCCAAGAAAGTCCAGGACGTGGAGGTGGAGGAAGAGGCGGACGAAGCCCTTTACTCTGCCCGCCGGAAGCTTGAGGAACTTAGTCTTCTCAAGCGGCGAGTTATGGATGGGCAGCGGAATGAGGCCGCTCGGAGGACTACAGGAACTCCTGCCGCTCCTAGCCCTCTAGTAGTAGAACGAGCTACTGAATGGGCAAATGGCCATCAGTGGTTCAACCGTAGGGGCTCTGACGAGGATAGTGAGATTGTAAGGGTAGTGGACAAAGGGCTTACCCGAGAGGGCTGGGACCCCACCACTCAGGAATACTGGGAAGAGCTTGATGAGCGACTGAAGAATCGGCTGCCCCACCGCTACAACGGGAAGTCTCCTGTTAAGCGCCAGATCACCGGAGGAGGTAGTGGTGAGTCCACCGGAGTGGAAGGCGGATTCAGGATGAGCGCTGAGCGCATCAATGCGTTGAAAGAGGCCGGCATGTGGGATGATCCCAAGGCTCTGGCCCGCATGATTAAGCGCTATCAGGACGCCGACAAACAAGCTAGATAAGGACACTATCATGGGTCGCCCTCGCAAAATTCGCCCCGAAGACTTGGAAGATCAAGACCTTCCAGAAGTCTCCGGAGCACTAGATATTCCCTCTACCGACTTTGCCGGTGAGGATGATCGACTGCGTAAGGCATTCGATGGACAGCGCCGTAGCCGCGCTGCGGACGATCCCGATCTGAGTACCGATCGCGGATCTGGGCTGGCGTCCAACAGCCGTGAACGACGTAGGTCGTTCCGCGATGAATGGACACAAGAAGCTCTGCCAAAGCTTCCCCCGATTCCGGGGTATCACTTGTGCTGGCTATCTACTACCAACCAATGGGACCCGATTGAACGCCGCATGCGTATGGGGTACACGCCTGTTAAGCCCGAGGAAGCCATGGACTTTGAGCACCTCACGATGAAGAGCGGGCAGTGGGAAGGATTCATTGGCATCAACGAGATGCTTTTGTTCAAGCTTCCAGCAGCAATCTACCAGGAGGTCATGGCGGAGTTTCACCATGAGCAACCTCTGGACGAGGAAGCCAATATTCGGGTGCGGTCCGAAAATATAGCAGAAGATCTCAGGGATAGTGATGGTACCTCACTTGTGGAACTGGAGCCGGACATGAAAGCTCTCGGGAAGCGACCGCGGCGCAATCCTGTCTTCAATCCTTAAAGAGGTAAACCGAAATGGATACAGCAGCACCCTTTGGGATGCGGCCCGTATTCCACCCTACGGGTCTTGATCGGGCCCATCGGTATCTCAACGCGATTCCTACTGGATACGCGAGCAACATTTTCAAGTATCAGCCTGTTGCTCTTAACTCCAGTGGACAGATCGTTGTAACTGCCTTATCTGCAGCCGACTACATCGGCGTGTTTGCAGGCGTAATGTTCATCGATGCGTTTGGTAAACCGAATTTTGTAAACAACTGGGTGGCCAGTACCACACTTGGTACTGGAGACTTGTGGGCGTTTGTCTGGGATGACCCAGGCATTGTCTACGAGGTTCAAGCTAATGGTTCGATTGCGCAGACGGCAATCGGCGACCAAGCTAACTTCGCAGCAAGCATGCTCACCGGATCGACCCTGACGGGTCTTAGTACTGGTGCAATCGACTCCACTCTTGTGGGCGCAGGCGTGCAAGGGATGGTGAAGATTGTGGACATTCAACCAAGACCGGACAATACTTTTGGCGACGCTTTCACCATCGTTCAGGTGCAAATCGCCCGTCATCAGTATGTGTCCAACAAGGTCGCTATCTAAGGAGGATGACGACATGAACTTTATGACGAAATTCCTCCGCGCTATCGGGCTACTGCTACTAGCACCGTTTGAATGGTATGGGCGTAACTTCCTATGCCTTGGTGCGGCCCCGATGATCTCGACCTCGTTCCGCTCAATCGTTGAGCCCATCCTGAATGAAGTGTTCGATGGTATCTACGATCAGCGCAAAAACGAGTACCTAGAAGTCTTCACTGAGAAAACTGGAACTCCTCGCTCGTATCACGAAGAGCCAGTGATGTTCGGCTTCCCGATGGCACCTGAATTGCCGGATGGGCAGCCAGTCACTTATCAGCAAGGCGGTCAATTGTTCGTCAAGCGGTATCTGTACCGCGTCTATGGGTCGGCATTTGCTCTGACTCAGGTCTTGATCGAGGACGGCGATCATATCCGCATGGGCACGATCTTCTCTGAGCATCAAGCCCAGTCCTTGATTGAAACCAAGGAAACTCTGACGTCCAATGTAGTTAGTCGGTCCTTCAATGGTGCGTTTGTTGGCGGAGATGGGGTTTCTCTGGTGAATACGGCTCATCCGATCAGCGGTGGAACTGCTAGCAATCAGCTGACAGCGGCTGCGGTGCTTTCCCAGACCTCTGTCGAGCAGCTGCTGATCCAGATTCGTTCTGCGGTTTCGAACGAAGGCAAGCGGATTCGCTTGCAGCCAGTCAAGTTAGTAGTCTCCCCGAGCAATATGCTGCAGGCTGAAGTCGTCACTAAGTCCGTATTGCGTTCTGGTGCGGCTAACAACGACATCAACCCGATCCGCAGTATGGGCCTGCTGAAGGAAGATGCTGCGATTATCACTCGTCTTACTTCGCCTGTTGCTTGGTGGATCAAGACCGATGCTACCCGTGGTCTGCAGGTTGTGATGCGCCGTCGGCTGAAGAAGTCAATGGAAGGCGACTTCGAGACCGATAGCATGCGCTACAAGAGTACCGAGCGTTATGATCCGTCTTGGACGGAATGGCGTTCCTTGTGGGGGACTCCAGCCGTGTAATTGAACTCTAGCGAGTTCGGCGCGGTAGGTTCTCTCTGTAACAGAGCGATGCGCCCCGCCACTCTGGGTAATCCCAGGTGTGCGGGGCGTTTGCCTTTTAGATGAGGTGAAGTTGTTTAGATCTCCCAAAGGTCCTGAAGGACATCCGTTCTATGTCTATGAGTATAGAGACATGCGTGCCGAAAAGACTGGACAGGTCATCTACGTTGGTAAAGGACGAGTGAAGCAAGGTGGAAGTCAAAGGTTGTTCTGGCATTGGCAGTCTCTCCGTAATGGAGAAGCCATAGGTAACGATATATTTGCTCGCGTTCTGAATAAGCATCTAAGTTTAGGTATAGAACCTGAGATTTGCATCGTGCAATGGTTTGAGACTGAGCAAGAGGCATTCTCCCATGAGCGCACTTTGATTAGTCGTTACGGTCGGCGTAAGTTTAATCAAGGAACACTCTGTAATCTAACTGAAGGTGGCGAAGGCGTTGAAGGCCTGAAGATGTCGCCAGCTACTCGTCAGAAGCTACGGGACTTGGCAAAGGCTCAATGGGCCAGACCAGGATTCCGAGAAAGGATTATGCGCTTCCATGCTTCCGAGGAAGTTAAAGCTATGCGTAGCGCTGTGTCTAAGAGGATGTGGGAGGACCCAGAATATCGAGCTAAGACATTAAAGGCTCTTCAGGCTAGTGTTACCCCTACTCGACGTAAGCGCCAAAGCGATGGAGTCAAGGCGGCATACGCGAAATGGACACCCGAAGCATTATCTGCCAAAGGCAAAGCAGCTAGAGCATGTAGGGGAACGCGCAATAAACTTTCGGTTGTGACTTAACTCTTAAGGAGATTATTGAAATGTTGACTAACTTTCCTAACGGAATCACTTCTTTTGGGATTCCTTTGTTGGGCAATGCCCCTGGGGTCCCTATCGGTTCAGGTCAGGTCGCTTTTGTAGGCACTGCAGCTCAGATGGTTCCGTTCGCTGGGTCGCAGTATTCAACTATTCAAGGTGCGATTGACGCCTCTGCAGAGGGCAGCGTGATCTACGTAGCTCCTGGTAGCTACGATGAGAACCTGACCGTAGATGAGGACTACATCACGCTGATTCAAATGACTGGAGCCGGTTACGGACGGCCTGACGTTGTTCCTACGACCGGAGTCGCTCTGGTCGTGAACGGCCAAGGCTTTACCTCTATCGGCATGCGGTACGTTTCTGAAGATTCTGACTCGGTGCAGCAACATGGAAACGGCTTCTACTATGCTGACAACGTGTTCGACGGGACGGCTGGAATGGCGGCAACCGAGGCCTGCATGCGGCTGGTGGGTCTGGCCGCTGATGATAGCTTCTCTGCCTCAGAAGGTCAGGTAGTCAACAATCTGTTTAGGGGTGCGACTTCTGGTGCTGGCCTTATCATCCAGCATGCTGCAGTGCCTTCAGGAGTGGGCTGCACGGATAACCGCATTGTCGGGAATCGGTTCTACGACAATGGGGTTGACATCCTATCTGCCGTGAATGTCTCTGGTGGTGGGGCTGGCATCTACCTGAATACCGTGATCCAAGGAAACTGGTTCACGACCTCAGGTGCCGCCTACGTCTACATCAACATGGCGGCTGGTGTGGCGGCAGACTTGGCGGCGAACTCAGGCATTATCAGTGGGAATTACTTTGCTGATGACGCCTTGGTAGCTGCGCAGGTGAATGTGGCAGGTCAGCCGAAGGTGTACGTGTCTGGAAACTATGATGCGGCCGGCGTAGTGAACGGCTCTACGTTCAACAACTAATGAGGGCGAGGGCGGGTCTTCCGCCCTTCTCTTAGGGAGCTGCAATGCGTCCAGTAGTTCTAAGTCAGGCCGCCGATGGATTTACTTCCTGGGTGGTTCTGGATTACCTCATCGCGCCTTTCAACGTATCGGTGATGGTGAAGACCGGATTCGGAAATAGCTACGACTACGAAGTTCAAAGCACTTTCGACGATCCGTTCGCTTTGTATACGGTCGATGCTTTGTCTCGGGTGGCGACAGTCGCAACCTTAGACTTCAAGGTCAACCATACCCTTGCTGTGGGAGATTGGATCGGAGTTGCTAACGCCGGCGCTCCGTTCGATGGTGAGTTCTCTGTTGCAACAGTTGTGGATGCCAATACCATCACGTACACGGTAGCGAACAGCGGGCCTACGACTCTCTCCACCGCCCCTCAGCTCCTGCATGTTCGCAGGGCTAGGGTGATGAATACCGGGCAGAGCGATGCCTCTCCGTCGTCCGACTCGAGCGGAGCGTATACGGATCCCATCAGGGCGGTCAGATTGCTGATGGATAACTACGTTTCCGGGAATGCCACGATGACGGTGATTCAGGCAGGACATGGTGGTATAGGGACGTAATGGCTGAAGAAGCACCGATCTTCGTAGCTTCTCCTGGTAGCTATGGGAGTAGTTCTGAGATCGCTACTTTCGTTATCGGCCCGGATGGTCGGTTGACTTCCGCCGGGACTTCAGCGATAGAGCTTCCGGATCTATCGATAGTAAGTGGAGTCAGCACAGTAGCGGGGACTTCTGCAACGATCAATGCAGCCACAGGACGGTTCAGATTGGCGGCTGCGGCAACAGCCTTCACATTAACGAACAGTCATATTCTGGCGGTTGATACGGTCTTGGGGATTCCAGCTCAGAATGATGCTACCGGTATTCTGCTGAACATAGTACCGGGAGCGGGGAGTGCGGTGTTTAACTTCGTGGCTCCGACTGCAAACATGGATGTGAGTTTTCTTGTGGTGAAGAACGTCTGATGCAAGGAGATATTCTCTACGTCGGCGCGTCTGGCTGGGCCAGATTTCCGTCTGGCGTAGCAGGACAAGTCATGACCTGCGGAGGGCCAGGTGCAGATCCATCATGGAGCACCCAAACTGGTGCGAATCCTATTGCTGCATGGCCAATAGGCTCTGTATTTCTTTCCGTGGTGAGTACAGATCCGGCAGTGCTTCTTGGTGGTGGGGTTTGGACGCAGATTGCTTCCGGTCGAATGTTAGTGGGGCAGAACGGAGGAGATACTGACTTCGATGCGGCAGAGGAAGTCGGTGGAGCAAAGACCTCAAGTGCTTTGCTTGCTCATACTCATGGTATCGATGATCTTGGACATACTCACATTCAAGATGCACACACCCACGTCCAAGAGACTCATACGCATGTGCAGAATGCTCACACGCACCTGCAGGACATACACGGTCATACGCAGAATGCTCATACCCATGTGCAGGATGCACATACTCATGTGCAAAGTGCGCACACTCACGTTCAGGATGCGCATACCCACATCCAGAACAGTCACAACCACACTCAGAATCCCCACAATCACGTGATTAGTGGTGGGTCTAGCGATGATACTTCCGCCCCCTTTACAGGACCGGATGCATCAACCTCTATTGCTACGGCGTTTGGGGGTGGGATAGGTAACACTACAGCTGTCAATCAAGCTGCGACGGCTGTCAACCAGAACGCTACTGCCGTTAACCAGAACGCTACTGCAACCAATCAAAATGCTACAGCAGTTAACCAGAACGCAGTAGCGACTAACCAAGACACGACCGCTGTCAATCAGAATGCTACCGCAACGAATCAGAACGCTACGGCTATCAACCAGAACGCGACAGCAGTGAACCAAGCAGCTTCTACTGGCATATCCGTGCAGTCGTCTGGTAGCGGAGCTTCGTTTAGCCTGATGAATCCGTACTTCGTGGTCTTCATCTGGAAGAGAACTGCATGAGCACCAGCGGCACACTAGGCCAGACTCCGTTCACGGTTGACCGTGTCTTGAGTCACGCCATGCAACTAGCAGGAGTTCCGTCTAGTCGGTTGACTCCTGAGAACGTACTGCTGATGCGGGAGTCGCTCTACCTGTTGCTCCTAGAGCTAACGGCTATGGGGATCAACCTATGGTCGATGAGCCAGAATCTATTCGGAATCTATCCAGGAGAGATTCGGGTAGCTATGCCAACAGGGACGACTGACATTCTTAACATGTCCTACCGTAGGACTCTGCGGGTAGAGGCGGATTCAGTCACAAGCAGCGCAGGAGGAACGGTTGCCAATCTGAGCGATTCGGATGTGGACACGATCTGCACTCAAGCTGCGGCTAACGGGAACCTAGTATTTGACTTGGGCGAGAGTCCTTCGCCGCTCACGGTGCTCGGATTCCTCCCTGGAGCGACTAGCACTTGGACGTTCACCATAGCCGAGTCGGACGATAACGTCACCTACACGACACTCAGAACTGTCACGGCTCAGGCCGTCACAGATAACCGTTGGCTCTGGTACCAACTCGAGCCTTCAGTTACTAAGCGCTACATGCGGGTCCTGGCCTCTGGAGGGACCACGCTGATCCTCCGCGAGCTTTATCTATGCAATACCTATTCAGACATTCCGATAGCAAGGCTGAATATGGATGACTACAGCAGCCTGCCTTACAAGCAGTTTCCCAGCCAGCAGCCATTGCAGGGATGGGTAGACCGCAAATTCGATGGAGTAGATCTAGTCCTTTGGCCTTCTCCGAACACGACCTTCTCATGTCTATGGATGTTCATCTATCAGGAGACGCAGGATGTTGGGGCTTTGACCGATTCTCTAGCAATCCCTCCTAGAGCCCTTCCTGGCGTCGTGAAGAAGCTAGCGCTGGATATCCTCCTCAAGATACCGGAGGCTGATAAGGGACGGCTAGAGGCGATCAAGAACATGTCTGACGGTGCAATCATCATCGGTCGGGCGGATGAGCGGGATAGGTCTCCCGTCATTCTGATGCCTGATAACTCGGCCTATACGAGATGAACGAGCGGCTCTTTGCAGTCTCTCCAGATGCCCTGCAAAGCGTCATGGATCGTCTGCCTAGTTGGTCTGAGTTTATGGAATGCAGCATCTGCGGGGCATGGTGGGTCGCAGAATCAACGATGGGGACTGACTTAGACACTCTGGAGTGCCCACAGTGCGGCGGTAAATCTTCTCATGCTGGCTGGACGCTTGACGGGAATAGCCAATGAACTTTGCTACTGGCGACTTGGCAATCGCAATCTGTGATCGATGCAAATTCAAGTTCAAATATCTAGAGCTTTCACCTGATAGAGACAAGCCAGGACTGCGTGTTTGCGATGAGTGTAATGACGTTCGTGACCCGTATAGACTTCCGCCACGGCAACCAGAGCCCTTTACTCTGCGGCATCCTAGACCTGATGAGAGTATTGCAACGACTGCTGCGCAGCTGGAGGAGTTGGAAGACTTTCGCGAAGGAGTGACGCTGCCATGACTGAATGGATTGTCATCAATCAGAACTACGTCTTCTCGGTTGCTGTAGTTCTAGGGGCCATCATCAACTGGCTGATTCGCGCTTTCAACAAAGAGGCCCCATGGAATCCTTTGGAGTATTGGTTGAGAAACCATCCGAAGCGTTCAACGGCCACCGTCCTTTCTTTGTTAGGCGCGATAGGTATGGCCTGGGGAACGGATGTGGTAACCAAGATCCCTGTGGATATGGCGTTCTGGCTTGGATTACTTGGCGGGATTGCGCTGGATAGCGGACTCAACAAAGGCAAGCGCCAAGCACTCAAGAAACGGCTCGAGCCGGAGAACAAGCAATGATTCCTGGCAAGCTATACATCTACGGGGCGGTAGCGCTAGTTGTAGCGCTCGCCTTTGGAGTGCAGCAGATACGCCTTGCGCATTCTAGAGCTCAGACGCAAGAGGCGAGAAATGCGCTCCTTGAGTATCAAGCTGCTGCAGCGAAAGCTCTTACCGAGAGACTAGTCGAGAATCAGGCGCTGGAGAAGGCGCAGGAACAGAAAGCACAGGAGGTAAAGAATGAGTACGAGAAGCGCTTGGCTAGCGTGCGTGGCCGCTATTCTGCTGAGCTCGAGCGGCTGCGCAACAACGAGACCGCCGCTAGCGGTAGTGGCGCCTTGCCCGAGACCACCTCAACCTCCGGCGGAGTTGATGAGCCCACCAGCGAAGGACGATTTGTTGCAGCTCTTCAACGCTGTGAGGAAGACCGAGAGCGACTAGTAGGCCTTCAAGCCTGGGTTACTGAGGTGAGTCATGAGTGAAGAAGTCAGCGCTCTTAGGATGCGCGTGGATGATATAGCCGAAACTGCTCTGACGGCTAAGATCACCTCTGATGCCAACTGTAGGGAGATCAAATTGCTACGCCAGGCCGTGTTGCAGATTCAGATTCGGGTGGCCGCCTGGAGCAGCATCATCGGTTTGGGAAGTGCAGCTTTGACTGCATACATCATCAAGTACATCGGATAAAAAATGGCATACGTTGATGTTTTTTCTGGCAACGTAATACGACCTGCGGTAGTGAACTACCGGGCCGTCTCTCTGACGGCTAACACGACTCTGGTCTGGCCTACATCTCAAGGAGTGGACGGGACTAACGCCGTCGCGGAGATCATGGACGTTACCCCTTCCGGTGCCGGCTTTTCTCTCACGATGCCAGATGCTCGAGAAGCGGCGACCGGAGAGTCGGTCCTATTCTTCAATCCTGGGGCCGACACTTTCTCGGTTTTGGAGAATGATGGGGCAGCTCTAACGACTGTAGCGGCTGGTCAGTATCGGTTCATCTACCTAACCGACAATACTACGCAGGGCGGGACGTGGCGTGTCAATGCATTCGGGGTTGGGACGAGCTCGCCTGACGCTGCTTCTCTCGTCGGCTTCGGTATCAAGGCAATCGGCGGTACGCTCAATCAGAAACAGGACATTGTCGAGACCGCTGTAGGAATTACCCTCGCCTCGAGCGACCGCGCTGGTCTGAAGGTATTCACTGGTGGTAGCGTAACTTGCACGCTCCCCCTGACTACCGACGTAGGTAGTGATTTCTTCGTCTCGCTCAAGAACTCCGGGACTGGATCTGTAACCGTCACTCCTGCTGGTATTGAGGAGATCGACGAGATAGACGGTGGGGCTTCTCTTATCATGGTCCCGGATGAGTCGTTCATCCTCCAGTCTAACGGTGGCGGGAAATGGTACACCATCGGCAGAGGTCGAAGCCTCACCTTCGCCTTCTCCCAGCTTGTCAAGAGCGTGGCCGGAGGCTTGGACGTTACCCTAACGTCTACTGAGACCTCGAACAAGATCATCCAGCTAGTCGGTCTTCTCACGGCGAACATCAACGTCATCGTTCCTAACGTCGCATCTATCTACTGGATCTTCAACAACACGACCGGCGCTTTTACGGTCACGATCAAGACAGCAGCAGGGACCGGAATCCCGATCACGCAGGGCACAAGGGCTATGCTCCTGTGCGACGCTGTGAACGTCGTTGATGCGGACGACAATCCTAGTACCACAGGTCTCTTTGCTGATGGTAATGTCGGCTCACCGTCGATGGCTTTTGCTCTCGATACGGATACTGGATTCTATCGCCCGACAACGAATACTACTGGGGCTGCAGCTGGCGGAGTGGATTCGTTCCGATTCAAGACCGCAGCCGCTGGTGTCAATTACCTTACCAGCACTCCTGGAGCTACTACGTTCGCCCCTACGCTTGCAGCTGAGGGTGCGGATGCCAATATCGTACTAGCGCTCACCCCGAAAGGTACTGGTGGATTCGCGGTTGGCGTGGGAACTGTAGCCAGTGGGACTGACTCCATAGCTATCGGTACTTCTGCGGATGCTACTGATACGGCAGGCATTGCAATCGGTTCCGGTGCCCAAGTGGTCCCAGGAGGGTTTTCTAGCGACAATGGCATTGCGATAGGTGTTTCGGCTTCGGTAACCCCATCTGCGGCAGCTACTAGTAACGACGCAATAGCAATTGGTGCCGGAGCAACCAGCGGGAGAAATAGTGCTATCTCTATAGGCGATGGCGCTACCGCTTCCGGTCTAGTCTCAACTGCAATAGGGGCAGCCACAGTCGCGGCTGGCGCTAGTTCTATCGCAATCGGAGATACCGCTACTACTGACACCTCTGGCGATAATATCGCTATTGGAACCGCTGCTTCTTCTGCTGCTTCTGCAGCTATCGCTATAGGCGAAACGTCCTCGGCATCTGGTACGCAGTCTATAGCTATCGGCTCAGATGCGAGTGCTAGCACGACTGGATCTATTGCTATCGGAGACAATACAGTCGCAAGTACAGGGACGCAGGCAATAGCGATTGGGATATCAGCTGATGCTACTGCTGCAGATGCCATAGCACTCGGAGAGAATGCTCAGGCCACCTCAGCTCAAAGTATCGCAATCGGTTCTGATGCTGTTGCGAGCACTGCCGCTGCAACGATTGCAATAGGCGATAACGCCAGCGCTACTGGTGCGGACGGCATTGCAATCGGGGAGGGCTCTGCTGCCGCCGGTCCTCAAGGTGTTGCCGTAGGTTCGGATGCGAGTGCATCCCTAACTGCTTGTATCGCCGTTGGAGACGGTGCCCAAGCATCAGCGACCAGTGCCACAGCTATCGGTTTGGCTGCGCAGGCAACTGCTAGTAGGTCAGTAGCAATCGGGGCGACTGTTGTAAACGCTTTCGCCGATACATTCTTCACGGGCAATTCCCAGAGCGCGATCTTCTCTGGGGCGATGGAACGCTCGGTCGAGATGACCGATACGACAACGTTTGCCTCTCGTTCGGCTGAAGTCATCCTTCGGAAGCGTACAACCAATGCGACGGTTACGACTCTGCTACAAGCAGATGGATCCAAACTTGTCATTCCTGCAAGTACGGTCTGGCACTTTGACTGCCAGGTAGTAGCACAGGTTGAAGGCTTATCTGAGTTTCTAGTGCATACATTCCGGGATGGTGTCATTCGCAGAGACGGTGCTGGCAACACGACTCTAACGGCACCGACAGTCAATACTGAACTTCTGGATACCGTTACTGGAGGTGTCAGCGTTGCGGTGACTGCGGATGATACTGATGAGGAGTTGGCCTTCGACGTTACCGGCTTTGCGGCTACGAACATAGACTGGGTGGCCTACGTGAGAATCCGTAGCGTTCAGGTGGGCGCGTAAATGCCAGCCGTAATGACATATGCTTCGCTCGTAGACGATATCACTCTCTACAGTGAGCGGACGAATGACGCTACTTACATCGCTCAGATTCCCAGGATTGTAATGCTGGCAGAACTGGATCTTGCTGCCTCTTGGAGGGGCTTGGGTAATCAGAAATGGGTCACCGATGCCTTCACGATAGATCAACCAATCGTTGCTAAGCCTGCCTACTGGCGAGAGACTATCGCCTGGAACTTCGGGACCGGAACTGGGAACGCTACACGCAACTATCTCCTCGAGAGAAGCCTTGAGTATTGCCGTATCTATTGGCCTGATCCTACGGTGTCAAGCTCGAGCGTGGTGCCTTTGTACTACGCTAACTATGACTGGGATAACTTTTTCGTGGCTCCGACTCCTGCGGTTGCCTATCCGTTTGAATTGGGATACTACGAGAGAATCACGCCTTTGGATGACGCAAACCAGACCAACTGGCTGACCGAGCATGCCCCTCAGTTGTTGCTGTCTGCCTGCATGTTGCAAGCCCAATTCTTCTTGAAGTGGATGGGAGAAAGACTGCAGGCTTGGCAGGGAATGTATGCGACTCAGGCTCAGAACTTAGGATTGGAAGCGCGTAACCAGACCATCGATAGAAGCACGGCGGTAGACAAGTAATGGCTGAGCAGTATCAAAACGAAGCCACCGTCCAGTCCCTGGACATGTCTCCAGGGATCAAGCGGGATGGTACGCCATTTGATGGGCGCTTCGCCCAGGACGGGATTTGGTGTCGCTGGAGAAACGGACGCCCGAAGAAGATGGGCGGGTATCGTGAGATCGAGAATGGACTTGACGGGCCGGTGAGGGCTGTTCTTGCTTACGGTCTTAACCAGATCGTCAGGACTTTCCTGTTCTCCTCAGAAGGCGTCCAGGGAATCGATTTGGACTACAACTGCATTGGTAGCGTTCCGGTTGATGGAGGGCCTACTGGGTTTGTGCCTGATGATCTATTGACTTGGCAAGTCGATACCCTCTTTGATGCAACCGGGGGCGGAGATACTCTTATCATTGCCCATGCAAGCAAGTACCTTTCGGACATTGCCGACCAGACTGATTACCCCTTCTACTACGGAAGCATAGCTGACTTCAATACACTAGGCATTCCGAATGCAAGTGTTGAGCAGGTGAGCGGTGGGATCGTAGTTCTCCATCCCTATCTCTTCATCTATGGGAACAACGGACTGATCCAGAATAGTGCGGCTAATGACGTTACGGACTTCGTTGGAGGAGACTCGAACTCGGTCAACGTTAGCGGAACCAAGATCGTCAGAGGTTATCCGATCCGTGGTGGAGGAAACGCGCCAGCAGGTCTTTTCTGGTCGTTGCAGGAATTGATAAGGGTGAACTTCGTAGGCGGTACGAGAAAGTTCACCTACGACATGATCTCGTCCAAGTCATCAATCCTTTCTCCTAATGGCATCGTAGAGTACGACGGTGTCTTTTACTGGGCGGGGATTGATCGGTTCCTGATGTACAACGGTAGCGTCCAAGAGATCCCGAATCAGATGAATGCGGACTTCTTCTTTGACAACTTGAACATTGCTCAGCGCTGCAAGATATGGTCCACCTCTGTTACGAGATGGGGGGAGATTTGGTGGTTCTTCTGCAAGGGATCTGCTACGGAGCCCAACTGGGCTGTAGTCCTCAACGTGAGGGAAAAGACTTGGTACGATACGCCCATCACTAGAAGTGCTGGGTATTTCAGTCAAGTTCTCAGGTTCCCTCTGTGGGCTGATTCTGAGACTAACACTGACGTTACTCCTGCTGCTTATAGATTTTGGCAGCATGAATTCGGGACGGACAAGGTCACGGCAGAAGATCAATTAGCTATTGATAGCTACTTCGATACCTGTGATCTAGGTTTCGTGAACGGAGATCCGATCCAGGGGAATGCCTCTCCTGGGATGAACTACTGGACTAGGATTGTTCGCATAGAGCCAGACTTCAGACAGACTGGAGAGATGACGGTTGAACTCTTCACGAAGAAATTCGCGAATAGCGAGTCACAGTCTCAGCAGACTCTGTCTTTCACGTCGGATACCGAGACGATAGAGCCGAGAGTCCAGGGAAGGCTCAACAAGTTACGGTTTCGCAGCAACGTTGCTAGCGGGGATTACCACATGGGGAAGACATTGCTCATCCCTGAGGTTGGGGACCCGCGGGCTACCTAAGGACACACTATGCCCATAAGACGACCAGCCGTATCAGGCTGGGGTGGTTCTGCTCTACCAGAGACGTATACAGGTACAGGACGAGGTGCCGGTACTGGTGCTGTCTCAGCATCGATACCTGCAGGCAGCTTTTCTAGGACAGCTACTAGACTAGGTGGCTTGCCGGCTTCCCCGGCTCAAACTCTTGCCGCTAAGCTGCCGCAGGAGTATCGGGACCTTGCCTCTTTGCCTGGCGCTAAGCTGATCTATGATCCGTCCGGAAGTGCTGTCACTGGGGTGTCGTACACTGGAGCAGGCGGAAAGACTCAGTATGCAGTTCTGCCGCTCACATCGACCGGATTTACAGCGCCTGGAGGTAACGTTCAATACACTGGAGTGCAGGGGCTAGATCCTACAGGTACCGTACAGGCTGGGTACTCAACTGCAGACATAGGATCAGGTCGCGGACTTACCGGACAGACCGTTACGCCTACTTCTGTTAGTGTCTATGAAGTTAACCCATTTGCTTCTCCTACGACTTACGCCACTACGCAGAAAGAAAAGGGCGGCAGTGGGTTTTTCGAGCCATTCGTTGAATCAGCAAAGGGCTTTGGTTCTACTCTTGTAGAGGCGGCACCATATTTAGCGATACCTACTCTCGGTGCCTTAGCGATGGGGGCATTCCCAGCTATATATGGTGGGATTGGAGGAGCTGGGGCAGCCGGGACAGGTAGCTGGTCAGCAGGTCTTGGAGGCGCAGGAGAATTCGCTGGGCTTGAAGGCGCAGGACTGACTGGCGCTGAGTTAGCTAGTACTGGTGGCCTGACTGCTTTAGAGGCTTCTCCTTGGGCCGCAATGACACCTGAGGCTATGGCAACCTTGGCACCAAGTACGGCTACTGGCTGGGCTGCCATGACTCCAGAAGCGCTCGGTGCCCTTGCTCCAAGTGCTACCTCCGGATTCGGCGGTGCTCTTGAAGCCCTCCAGGCTGGAGATATCGGAGGGGCTCTCAGCGGTGCAGGTGGGGCCTTATGGGAGACCGTCAAGAAGAATCCCATGATGGCCGCCGGTATCGCGGGAAGCATTGCAGACCTGCTGAGTGGGCCCGCTACCTACGATTTCACCGGGGGGGCCGGTGGAGTAGCTCCTGCCGGCAAGCAGCTTCCTGTCCTGCCGCCTCTCAGTCGTACTCTGATTGCCCCAACTGGTGACATTACCCAGTACGGCAAGAGCGCTTATCCTGAGCAACACAGGTTCTTCCGACGCGGAGGAAGTACCGGGGAAGCTCCGGGGAAGTTCACTGGGGCCCTAGATTCTCTCCTGCCATCTCGTTACATGCAGGGACCTGGCGGCGGGCAGGATGATCTGATCGACGCCAAAGTAGCGAATGGGGAATACGTGATCGATGCCTCTACCGTAAGTGACCTTGGAGATGGGTCGAATGAGGAAGGCGCGAGTCGGTTAGATATGATGATTCGCAAGATACGAGAACACAAGCGTGGCGGTAGAATCAAACTACCTCCGCGCGCTCGTTCTCCGCTAGACTACCTTAAGACTGGACGATGACATGGCTAGCATCTTTGATTTCTTAACTTCCGGTACCGCTCCGGCAACCGGCGTTACTGGTACGACTAGCACAACGTCTCTTCCGCCTTGGTACGAAGACTATCAGCGGAATCTTCTGGCTGCTGGAGTCTCAACGGCTGCTGAGCCTTACCAGACCTATCCATTCCAGCGGTTAGCAGACATGACCGCTGCCCAGCGGGAAGCTATCGAGGGAGCGAAGGGTTACGGCAGGACGATGGCTCCCCTAGCCCAGTTGGGCGAGCAGGCTACGGCTCGTGGTGCTATGGGATTCGATCCGGCCGAACTAGAGCGCGTTATGAGTCCCTATACGGCTGATGTTACGGACGTGATCGGACGGCGTGGGATGCAGCGCTGGGAGGAAGAGATCCTCCCAGGGCTGATGGACACGTTTACCGGAGGCGGTCAATTCGGCTCGCAGAGAAGTATGGACTTCGCTGGGAGGGCTTCTCGAGATATCCAGCGGGAGATCGCAGACGAGCAAGCTTTGGCTATGGAGCGCGGATACGGAACCGCCTTACAGGGCTATGGAGCGGCCCGAGCTGCTGATCTTGCTGCAGGACAGCAGGCCGCCGGTCTT